CTTGAAAAGAATATTTTGCCTCTTGCGTTATCAATAAAGAAAGAGCCATTAGCGTTCATGTGTTCTGGCGAGGATCCATATCTTTTACCATGCAATACTTGAAAGCTCCTATTGTCTTCTAAGTAAAAATCATTAACTGCATCGCTACCGCTATCTTGCTCCTTAAACTTTTTCCAAGTTTCAGACTCATTTGCTTTTAATAAATTACTATTACTGTCAAACAAATAATTATAATCACTATCTTGCAATAAAGCGTTAGGATTGCTTGTTTTAAAAACTGGCATTATAACATGCTCCGTACCCCCGTCGTCCACCCAAGTTAACTTAACGTAGTTTACGTAGTCATGAGGAAGCTTCATCTCTAAACTAGCAGGTATTTCAATCTCTTGAGACTTTTCACTTCGCAGCGTATCGTAGCTTAATTCTTGAATTGCTCTTTGCGCAAAAAACAGTACGTTGTTTCTTTTTATCTTTGGTATAATTTTTTCTTCACCAACATAAGCGACCATAAAGTTATTAACAATATCTTTAAGTTTTATATATTGATAATTACCTAGCTTATCTTCAGCATTTACTTGAACAATTGTGATTAATAAATCAAGTTTAGGAGCTCCTCCTGATTCTAATACATCTGTATTATTTGTATTAGCATCAAATGTTATCGTGCCAGCGCTATACTCATAATTATTTATATTAATTAATTTGCCATCTACAAATACCTCAATTTCTTCTTTAGCCGAAGGTAGCGGGCTAAACATATCAGTAGTAAGTATAAAAGCTGTTTGCCCACCTGTTCCAGTGAAGTTTGTGCTGTTATTATAATAACGTTCTTGTGATATATTGAATAATGCCATTTATTATGCTTTTTCTTGTTGAACGTCTTTTGCTTCTTCTGTAGATCCAATTTGATAAACGCTTGGATCTTTTATTAATACACCTGCAAGCTGCAATATTTTTATTACAAGATCTGTTTCTTCTGCTTCATGCAACTCAAAATCAACGGCTCCATTGGCGTCATACAGCGCTTCTCCATTTACTTCTGTATAATTCCATATGGCTTTAGCGGGCTTTTTAACGTATTGAAATGTTACACCTGCGGTTATTTCAGAAACGCCATAAACCTTAATACCGCTAGTATCTCTAGTATATATAGGAAAATCATTTGTTGGTTTTGAAAGCGGTGATGAAGTAACATATAGATATTCGTTTTTATTAACGTGCTCTACTTCGCTTCCGTTGTAAATCACTGAGCCAAGCCTGTAAAGATCCGTGGGCTTTGGCCAGTAGCTATTTGCATATGTAGTCGAACCAAAGGTTTCAAATATACTTATTTTCTCTTCAAGTATATCAACCATATCCGAATACTCTGTACTGTTACCCGGTAGTCTGCTAAACTGATTTAAATCGTAAAAATATTGCTCAAATATATCAAGCTGTGCTTGATTGGCAAATAAGTTATATTCAGCCGGTGTTAAATAACCGCGCTGCTCTTTGTTAAGTATTGCCAATACTCTTTGATATACTGTATCTACACTTACTGCCATATTAATTTTTTAATAAAAAGGCCCACAAAGCTGTGAGCCTTTCACAACTTCTAAGCCAAACGTTTCTCTATTGTTTGGTAAACTTCAATACCTTCGTCTGTTTTAAAATACGCAGCTAGCGCTGAATATGGATTTTCATCAAATGGTACTGTAATTAATTTTTTATCATTGCTTGCCCACATAAATGTTCTTTGGTCGTTTGAAAGCTTAATAAAGCCTCTTTCAACCGCGCGTATCCCTACATTTCTAATATTTATGTTTTCGTCTTGCGCTAATTCTAAGAACAAAATAGGATTGCGGCGAGCAAACAATAGTAAATCTCTTTTGAGCTCTTTAGATGTCATCGTAGACACTTTATTCCCAAGTTCAGCTCTCAATATAGCTTCAGCATGGTCAACCTCAATTTGAGAAGCTTGATTCAAAGCTTTAATTTCAAGCTCTAAGTAGTCAATATCACTTTCTGCTTCAGCTACAGGATTGTATTCTTCATAAGCCCCGCCTTTGTCAGGATGATATAATGATAATATTTTTTGTAAAATTACTTTTTCTCGCGGGACAAAAAGCTTACCATCTCTAAATACAATATGGCCAAGTCTTGCATTGCCTTTAAATTCATCTACAAAAACAGTTTTTTGATTGATTGAATATTTAATTTCGCGTTCGTAACCTTTTTCTTCGTCGAACCAATAAATACCTTTGCTTTTTAGCATATAAACAATAGGTGTTTTATTTCCTTTTAGCTCGTACAATCTGTCTTTAATTTCCCATTGGGGCGCAGTTTTTACTGCGACTTTTTCTTTTTTTGCCATGATATAATAAAATAAAAAATTTAATAAAAGTAATACCTACCCCCGTCGATAAGACGAGGGTAAATACTACATAACTATTTTAGCTCTTGAAAAGAACAAAGTTGTTAGCTGCTTGTGTTACCAAACATCTTTCAGATAGATAATGAATTTCCATCTTGTCATCACCGGTTGTTTGCGCACCGCCAACAGAACCAGTTACCCAAGATTTCATTCTACGATCATCTGCTTCAGAAGCTCTATATCGTACGTGTAAGAATGGACGACGTACGTTTTTACCAAGCTGCTGATCATATACAGATGAAGTACCTGCTGGAGTAAGAACGCCAGAAAGACCACCTACAAGACCACGAGTAGAAGAATCGTTAAGATATTTCCAGTCAGTTTTGTAGAAGTCATAAGAACCACGACGGAATCCTGTGAACCCAAGATTCAATGCCATGTCTTCTGAGTTTTCAAATACACCATAAGCAGTACCGCCTTGTGCACCGGCTGAAAGACCAGCTAAAAGATCATCAATATACAAGTTAGCATCTCTGTCTAAGAAAAGCATATTTTCTTCGATAGCACCTTGCTTGTCAAGTTCTTTTAATAGCTTATCAAACTCAGCAAGCTGATCAGAACCAGTAGTAGCTGAATCAAATTGGTTTGAAGAAACAATACCGCGTGACTCAATGGCAGCGAAAAGCCCTTCAGTTCCAGAAATAGCATTTCCGTGTTCATCAGTTACCGTGCTATTGCTATCAGCTTTTTCCGCTTCAACCATTGACATCTCTAAGTAATCTTCATAACGTACGCGAGTATCGCCTTCAGCTTTCATATACCATAGATACCCAGATTGTCCGCCTTCACCAGAAACTTCTACCCAGCCAATTTGAGCTGTGTCAGAACCTGAAATCTCAAAGTGATCTTTGATAATAATAGGTTTGTTGGTAAAGCTTTTGAATGTTGGCTCAACAGCACCACCCATACTTGCAGTACCTTTGTCATATTCAGAACCATATACAAAGAACTTAACAGCTACAGCGGTATCGCCAGATGCTAAATTTCCGATATCTTCTAGGTTCGCTCCACCATAAGGCTTGATAGTCAATGTAGAAGTAGATGCTTCACTTCCAGCACTAACAACACATTTTGCTACCTCAGTACCCCCTGCGCCTGTAACAGAAGCTACAACAGTAGCGCCTTTACGAACAGCGTGAGCTTCAGTACCAGTTGTATCAATACCAGTAATTAATGTAATTATACCTGAGGTACAATCTACAGTACCGTTATACGCTAAGTGCAAACGACCCTGCTCAGACCAAATAATTTGATCAGAAGCCATAGGCATTTCAGCACCTACCATACGTAGAAAAGATGAAATAGATCTGTTTCCATATCGCTCTACCTCTTGTTCGTATAGCTCAGGAAGGAATTGTTGTGACCAGTTTGCTCCAGTACTACCGTGAAAGTTAAGGTAGTTTGAAGACAATGTAGCTTTTTGAGCTGCTGGGCTAATCACCCCACCAGCTAAACCACCAAATTGCACATTATTGTTTGCCATTTTTAATAATTTTTAAGTTTAAGTTTAATTTTAGAAGTATCATCACCTAATACTTTTGCTTGAACCCCTCCTTGATTATTACTTTTAGAATGAACCCCTCTCGGGCCCATGTTAATATTCTTAGCTGTTTTCATACTATTTTTAAGAGCATCGGCTTTACCTTGCTCGTAAAAATGATTTGCAATTGCATCAGCATTCATAGCTGTAAATAGCGATTTGTGATAACCTTTAGCGTCACTCATAGTGTCGTCTTCATTAAGAAACTTTCTAATGAAATTATTAATGTCGCTTTGGGTTGTTTTAACTTCATCTGTATTTTTTACATTAAATCTATAGCGTTTATCAGCGACTTTATATTCAAAACCTTTGAATTCGTCATTAAACACCTGATTTGTTTTTTGCAAAAATACAGATTTAGCTCGCTCAGCTATTTTTGATGTTTCTTCATTTTCCGTGTTATACCTATTGAAAAATTCTACAGCCTTTTGTTGATCTGGAGTTAACCTAGATCCAGCTTTGATTTCTTCATAGTATTTGTTTTTTAGCTCTTCAAGCTTAGATTTCGCGCCTGCTACTTCTTCTTTGAATGCTAACTTTTTTCTTTTAACGTCTCTTTCGTCGTCAACATCTTCGTCAAATGTAAATTTATCTTCAATAAGAAAATCAATTTCGTCTGATGATAGATGTGGTTTTGATTGCTGATAGTATTCTCTAAGCAGCGCAAGATCATCAGCGCTGGAGTAGTCTTTATTTAACGCTACATAATCTTCAAGCGATCCGCCTGTTTCATTTATAAAATCAACAACTTTTTGAATGTTTTCAGGAAGCTCTATACCTTCTTCCTCCTCTTTTTGAAATGCTTCTTCAACTTCTTCAGCAAGATCTTCAACTTCTTTAATGGTTTCTTCTTGCTCTTCTTCCGCTGGAAGCTCCTGCAAAACTATCTCTCCATCTTCCTCTTTTACTTCTTCTTCTTGTCGTACTTCTTGCAGTTCCACTGGGGTTTCTTCCCTTGCTTCTTCAACCGATTCATCTTCGCGTAACACGCTGCCCTCTGGCTCTTGTTCTTGAATGGCATTTTCTGTTTGTTCAGTTTGTTCTACAGGAGGTTGAGTTAAATCAACCTTGTACATACCATCTTCAAAGGTGGCCCCTGCTTTTTCTTGCACAAGTTCTTCTTTTTCTTGTATTGACAGCTCTTCGCTTTCAACGACTTTTGCTTCAACGTTTTCAGACATAATAAAATATTATAAGATTATACACTATACATTACTTGGGTTCAAAAGAACCTAAGTCAAAATCACCACTAAGTATATCGTTTCCTGCAGATTCAAATACTTTTGGCGGTAAATTGTTTTTTCTTTGATTAATAAGCTCACTCTGCTGTGATGCTTGTATTTTTGTTCGCTCGTCTTTACGGTCTTCTTTTTCTTTTATAGCGGACTTAGCTTTTTCAACTTCTATACCTTTAAGCTGCATATTCATTTGAAACTCCAGCTGCATTAAATCTTTCTTAAGCTTCGCTTCATTAGCCAATCTTTGCATCTCAAGTTGTGACTCTAATTGCTTAAGCTCTGCTTTTTGAGCTGTTAAGGCCTGCTGCTTTTGAACTTCAGCTTGCGCAGCCATCTGTTGCGCTTGAGCGTTAGCTTGCGATTGTGCTTGAATATTTTGCTGTTGCATTCTTTGATCGTTCTCAAGCTTTTTCTTTCTACGCACTTTAAGCATTTGATTGGCTAGCTGAATATTTTTAATTTCGCGAAGATCAATAGCATCTTCTAAATCTATAAGCCCTCCGCTTAATGCTGCTTGTATATTATTTTCAAGCTTTTGAGCCTCTTCTTCATCTGGCATTAAATCAATAAATATACCAAAATCATGCAAATGTAGCTCAGTAAGTTCAGACAAGGTAGCAACATTATGAATACCAATAGATTGTATAAACGCTTCTTTAGCCGGCGAATATTCAATTACATCAGCAATACGTAAGGATATTTTTTCAGCTGTTTCTGCAGTTAAGAATAAACCACTTTGTAATATATGACGTGTAGCAGTGTTACTATTTGCAGCCGCAAGCTTTTGCACACCGACCAATGCTTTTGGATCAGGTGATGTTCCGTCTCTTGCTTCATTTAGCCCGGTAGCGTCTCGCATCATTTGCAAATAATAGTTATACGTACTTACAAGCGAAGCTATCTTATTACTACCACTATTTGAATTAATTTCTTGGATAGGCACCTTGCCTGGATTCATATCGCCATCAGATGTAAATGACCTACCAATTACAGATCCGGTCTGAAAAAACATGTTCAACGCTTCTTGCGGGCTGTAATTTGTTCCATTACCTAAATCAATTTCAGCAAGACCATCTGCATCTAAATAAACACCGTCTGGCACCATACGTGACATTACCTGCTGTAATTTTAAATGTGTTATTTGAATCATATCAGCAAAGCTAGTAATTCTACTAACCAAAGACTCAATACGACCGTTATACATACGTGGCGCAACCACCGAATAATTCATTCTTACTTTTGCAGAATCACTTTTAGGCCGCAACATATTCTCACATAACTGCCACTTTAAAAGTATATTGGCTCCGGGAACATAAACGCCTTCGTAAAGAACCTCTATATTTCTAGCTATTCTTTCAAATCTAGCGCGAGGATCTGCGGGTGGATTAAATGCTTCGTCTTTAACTATTGCTTTTGACGCTCCTGTTACTGTATTTTTTATTTTATAAACTTCGTTATGAAAAGTTTTATAATTAAAATATAATACATCAACAGTGTTTTTATCTTCTTTATTAGCATTTGGATTAAACTTATTAAAGCTTCTATAATTTGAAAAAGTACCAGATGTTAATTTTTCTAGTTCTTCATTACTTAAATCAGGAAAATCTTTTTTAAGCTCATTGATAGGTATTGTTTTAACTTCGCCTATATAATATATATCTTCAAAATACGGTGACTCTGTGTACGAATAAACTAAATTAGTAGGATCAACATATTCAACTTTAATACCCTCAGAGTTTGTATATGTTGTTTTCACGGTACCTATACCTAGCACAGCTAAATCATAATAAAAGCGCTTTCTAATAAGTTCGTATCTATTTTTTTCAAAAGTAACTGATAAAGCTTGTTCTTCCGCAATCTCAATAGCTTCCTTGTAGTTAAGTTGCATGTGAAGATCCAACTCTTCTTGCGACCCTGGCAGCTCTTGTAAACTGCTTTCCTGCGTGCGTACACCAAATTCTTGCTGTATAAAAGCATCTAATTCCTTAGCCTCCATGTCTCTAAGAACACTTTCCATGTATTGCGTTCTTTTTTCAACACCAAAAGGATCTTGTGAATATGCCTTTATATCATAACTTCTATTAGCCATGCCGTTAACTACTATATCTACAAATTTAGGTATAATAGGAACCGGTTTCCAATCTAAATTTAAATAAGACAAATCACCGTTAATAGATAATTCATCTTTATATTTTTGTACAGATTGTTCGCCACGAGCATACAGTCGCAGTTTATGAAAAGAATTTTGGTTAATATAAAAACGATTGCCTGATGAATCCCTTTTAAACCATTCGTTCTCTATAGCTCTAGCAACTTCTAACCCGAACTTCGGACTAGCTTTTTCAACATCGCTAAGCGTTTGACTTGGAAAATGACTTTTTGAAATTGATTCAGCCATAGTTGTTTATTAATTTTGATTTTATGCCTTCGTTTTTATATTTAGCTATATTAAAACTTAAGCTTATCTTTTGCCGTTCTTGATTTGGGGCATATAAATGTCTATTACACGCCATAATAGCTAACCCCGAACTAATCGCGGCGTCAAACTTTGTTCTTTTATTTAGATCAAACTTAGCCCAGTCATTAAGTGTACCATTAAAATACATTTGACCGTAAGTTCCATCTTCTACTAATCCTACATATTTTTGTATATAAGACTCTATAGCAGCTGCATGAGCTTGCTTGATATCTTCACTTGAGTTAGGCATTCCACCTATTTCTTTTTCAGTAACAGACAATTTATTAAATGCTTTATCAGGTCTGTTTATTGAAAACTTTCTATAACCTCTTCGCTTTAAATAATACAATAACCTAGGTTTATTATTTTCTGCTAGTATTGGCATACCGTAAAAGTGCAATGCCATTAACACGTCTTCAAAAAACATTTCAGCTGTTTGAGGCCGTGCGATATATTCAAGAAAAAACATATTAGATGGAGCCTCTTCCATACTAAATTTAGTTAACCCATGAAGTGCGCCTTTTGAGCCCTGCCCGTCGGTTGTTCCTGATATGTCATATGAGTCACAGCCAAACGCGCCTACGTGTTCGTTTCCGGGATATAACACCCCCCTTTTGTCTATTACGCGGTTTTGAAGATTTGTAGGTGGAACCCAGCTAACTTTAAACCTTCCCTTCGGATTTGGCGTAAATATAACTTTACTGTCTTTTATCCCATTAGCCCAACTAAAGCTGCCTTGCGTTACGCCCGCTGATGAATATACGTCGTCGTTGTAATCTATTTGTTCGTATATTTTTGCAAGATTAAATATGCTGTTTTGCGTTTCATCTCTAAAAGCGTGTTCTTCTGTACGCGGAAACTGTCGGTAGAGTTCGTTTAAGGCGTCTTGGTCGCCTTTTAAACCATCAACTTCATTATTCCAATGATCTATAACTCCAACCTCGATAGAATCTCCGTACGGGCCTTCAATTGGTTTTTTTGGCGTATCAAAGACAGGGTTTCCAAAAGAATCAATGAATCCTTCGTAGTTCCATTCCATAGGTATGAACAAAGAATATAATCCTGAGCGAGTCTGTCCATTGGCGTTTCGTTTTTTGACGTCTGAGTCATAATATAGTTTTTTAAAGTTTTCACCGCCTTTATCTAATGCGTTCGACGTTGACCCCATTAAACACTTACCTATAATTCTACTACCTAATCTTAATGTCGTCTTCGTAACTCGCCAGTTGTTGAGTATGTTGTCCGGTCTTTCCCATTTGCCCGATTCGTCGTGTACGAGGAGCTTGAGCTTTTCTCCATCATACGAGTTGTCCCCTGTGTTCTTCCAGTCGATCGTCGTGTCGAGTCCCTGTAGTTCTTCTCGCGTTTGACCCGATTGTATAGATTTTCTGGTGAGCTTTGACGCGGGTACCCTGTACGCAAGCTCGGTTTTTGGTCTATCCATACCGTCTTGTATTGGTTTGAA